TTATGACTATGTAGTTTGAGAAGTGTATTCTTCCACGTTTTTTCACTTTGAGGAAGGAGAGGATGTTCAGGACATACATATTTTTCTTTGATCATATCGATTGGATTCAATAAATGAACAACTTTGTTGAAGACTTCGCAGGGTTCGGTTTCATCGGAAGCAACCTTTTTTCGAAGAGCTTTCCATCGTCGTGGCTGTTCTTTATCTTGTTCAAGCCATTGGTCGATGTAGTATGTCGTGGGGAGTTCCAGATTCTTTTTAGAAAGGGATACATCTGGAATCTGGAAGATATCCAAAGCAGGATAGTATCGTTGAATATGGGTATAAGCAGAAAAAGATTCTTTATCATTTTCGGACAGGGGGCGAACACGGCACGGGTCTTTTTGAAGGGTCTTCAATACTGGTCTCATCTTATTCTTTGCTATACTTCATCCTACGTAATGGAGCGCACGTGTGTTGACTTGACGTATTGATAATATATTTGTTCTACTAGAATTATGGCATCACAGGGTGCAGTTAGTGTAAATCTCCGGAAGTTTTCCATGAAAGGAATTCCACAAGATGCGGTTACAGTCTTTATCGGCCGCCGCCGAACTGGAAAGTCAACTATTGTGCGTGATTTGCTCTTTCATCATCAAGATATGCCAATGGGTTGTGTCATCTCAGGAACAGAAGAATCAAACGGTTTCTTTAAAAAGATTGTCCCTCCCATGTTTATTCATGGAGAATACAATCCTGTTATTTTAGCCAATTTTGTGAAGCGTCAGAAATTGGTCATGCAGCGAATTCAACAAGATGCCGATAAAGGTATTAAATCCAATATCGATCCACGTGCTTTTATGATTTTGGACGATTGTATGTACGATGATACATGGACCCGTGATAAGAACATTCTCTATTTGTTTATGAACGGACGTTGGCTCAAGGTATTCTTCCTTATTACTATGCAGTTTCCTCTTGGTATTCAGCCTGCTTTACGTACGAATGTAGATTATGTATTTATTCTGAGAGAACCATATATTAACAATCGCAAACGTCTCTATGAGAATTACGGTTCTGCTTTTCCTTCTTTTGAATTCTTTTGTCAAATGATGGACCAGTGTACGCAAAATTATGAATGTTTGGTGGTTTGTAATGCGACACAGAGTAATAAATTGGAAGATATCATTTTTTGGTATAAAGCGGATATTCATGGTGATTTTAAGATTGGTGCGCCCGAACTATGGCGGCAATCAGAAATGTTAGCTCGAGTAAAAGAGGAAGATGATATGAATCAATATGACCCTAAGGCTAATACAAAACTACGAGGTCCTGCGATTAATGTAAATAAGAAATATTAATAGAGACACACATGAGACTAAAACATTTTGCGGGTTCGTTATTTATTATATTACTTGGAGGAATGCTACTTTGCGTCATACTAACAAGTAAAACATCTGAATTTTTTGTGGACGCTGGACGTTGTGGCGTAAATCTACCTTCGTGTTCTGGTAAAGACATACGGTGTATCAATGGATATTGTTCTTCAGACATTCCAAAGAGTCTGCCGAATAAGTCTTCTTTATCTATTACACCGCCCACTGCGTACCCATATCGTTAAATTGGTAGAAATAAGGTATGAATAAAACCTCACCTTTTGCTAGAAATGGTTCACTCGAAAGCAATGGGAATTGGTGCGATGTTTGTTTTGCTGGTTGTCGCAATTGTCATTTTACCAATGATCGTTCGTTATATTGATACAAATGAAGTACATTTTGTTATGTCAGGATTTATGGATGTCCCATCAGCGGCATCGATGTCAGGACCTTCCTATACCCCCGATCCCAATACTAAATATCTATGCCGTTCACCAAACGAGAGTGGAGAACCATGTGAAGAAGGAACTTTTTGCGATGGTACAACCAATCGTTGCGTAAAGATCTTTCCAAAAAGCAATATTAACTTGGAACACGGATATTATTCATAAATGGTATGTTATGATATTATTATATTTATATTTTTATATAGATATAATAATATGAGTTTTACAAATTACATAACACATCGTGGTAGACTAGTTGCCACAGGAATTAAATTTCAATGTGTCGAATTTGCTCGGCGATGGTTATTGATTTATCGTGATATGCTGTTTGATAATGTAGATAATGCGATTAATATCTGGAATCTCAATACAATTACTCGTATTACAGATAATAAGCGTTTTTCTTTTGCATCCGTTCTTCATGATGGTAGTACACTGCCTGACGTTGGATCGTTACTTATCTATCGTAGTACACCGACTATGCAAACAGGACATGTCGCCGTGGTAACCCGCATAGAACATGATCTCATTCATTTTGATGAGAGAAATGGAAATCGTTTTCATAAAACAGTTGGAATTCTACCCAATGGAATGCTGGATGACCCTGAAATTATTGGATGGAAAACGATTGTAGTTTGAGACGTTTAATCGCTTTTCACCTCATCTACGATAACATTCTCTTGTACACGCTCGATAGTGACAACTGGCTTCTCCATCTTACGCTGCATTGCCAAATCGGCCTTACCATCAAACATACCCTGAAACTGGGTTGGTGCAGCATCAGGGCCAGGAGTGGCGCCGCCAAAGACCGTCTTCGATGTCTTAGTTCGCTCCTCAAAGAACTTATCACGCGAATCCTCATTCTCCTTGTACTTCTTCATGAGTGAATTCAACTGGTCATTGTTGTACTCCTGGTCCTTTACCTCGTGGGGTGAGGGATCCCATGGCGTCCACTTACCAACATCACCCATGAAAATGTTATGATACTTGTCCTTTGATTGAAGTCTCTTTGCCTTCAATTCAGCCTCCTTGGGGTTGCCATATACACCACGTACCTTCACGCCACGGATGGTAGTACGAAAATCATTAAGTGCATAGAATTCCTCTTCCAACTTTGTCTTATGCGCATACATGAAATCATCATAGGCACTTGCAATCTTAGTCTTATTCAAGTCTTCCTTGTTCTTCTGGACAAATGACCCGTAAGATGACATAATATCACTCGACTGTAGACGGTTTTTACGGCAAATTGCAGCAGAATCAAATTGGTCGGCCTTTTCAAGCTCAGCAGCCTTCTCATCCAACTCCTTGTTAATATTCTGTACGGTTTCCATCAAAAACTTCTCCAAGTTCTTCACCTTCCAGTCGACCTCGTATGCATGTAGAAACCGCTGGAAGAAGAACAATTCCTTTTTATCAAGAACTTTCTCCGGACTGAGAAAGCTTAGTAGGACATAGCGCTGGCCTGAAATCTCGTCGTCTTCGTCCAAAAAGTCTTCCACTACGGGATCATTTACTGATTCTACTTTCTGTGTGGTACTCATCTCTAACAATTTATATGTGGCAATCTTTAAACTCCATTCAGTACTACGACGAGTTTTTTTCTTAGGAATGAATATAGAAAAATGATGGGCTACGGATTTGCTGAAATTGTTAATCGCATTATTAAGTACCTGATTGAAGGTCTCGTGATTGCCGCCGCTGCCATCTTTATCCCTAAGAAGTCGCTACCATTTGATGAAGTTGCGACTCTCGCCGTCCTAGCCGCTGTTGTGTTCGCTATCCTTGATGCCGTGTCGCCCTCCGTCGGTGTCACAGCTAGACAAGGAGCCGGATTTGGACTAGGAGCCAATTTGGTGGGCTTTCCAGCACGTATGTAAATAATTGCATTTACAAGTACCCATTTCTGAATAAACCCGAATCCATTTATTGTATTAACTTAAAATGCTACATGACCGCCACCCTATGATATTTTCCTAAAATCTTTAAAAATAACATATTTCCCAAAGTACAGGGTATTATGTTGTTGGATTGATAATTGTATAGTTAATTGTATTAGAAAGCTTAGAAATATGTGAGTCATATACTGAATTTGAACTAATAAATAGACATTGAGGTTCTTGACCATCTAGTTGTTGAATCTGATCTTGAAGAATCTTCTTCCAATCATATACATTATTCCAAATATCAAGTTGATTA